AAATGCGCAAAGCGGGGCGAATCGCCGGAGCATGGCATGACGCACCAAGTTCCAGTTGGCTACCAGGTCAAGGGCACGTCCACGCTATACGGCGAAGACGGACAGCCAAAAATGCAGTGGGTTAAGACTGCGCAGGACTGGGACGTCAAAGAGCAGCTAATGCGCGAGGCGGTTGAGGCGCTATGCCAGGACGTCAAGCCCATTAAGCCGCGCAAGGCAGACAAGGGTTATTCTAGTGATACTATGGCCGTGTACCCGCTTGGCGATCCGCACATTGGTATGCTTAGCTGGGCAGATGAAACTGGCCAAGACTGGGATCTAATGATTGCGGAAGACAAATTTACAGCTGTTTTCGATCGTCTAGTTAAGACCGCCCCGCGATGCGACGAATGCTGCATTGTGAATCTGGGTGATTATTTCCATTACGACAATATGGAAGGCGTCACTACTCGAAGCGGGCATAGCCTGGACGTCGATAGCCGCTATGCCAAGATGGTTAGGATTGGAATTCGCATTATGCGCCGCATGATTGAAAGCGCTCTAGAGCACCATAAGCGAGTGAGAGTAATCAATGCAACTGGTAACCACGACGATACTAGCTCGATGTTTCTGAATGTTGCGCTGGCTAACATCTACGAAAAAGAGAAACGTGTCACAGTGGACGAAAGCCCGACGCCTTACCATTATGTTCAGTTCGGCAAAACTTGCTTCGGCGTTCACCATGGGCACAGCACTAAAATGCCTGCGCTCCCTGGTGTCATGGCAACGGACCGCCCGCAAATGTGGGGCGAGTGTATCCATCGCTACTGGCTAACCGGCCATATTCACCACGACAGCATGAAAGAGTACGCTGGCTGCAAGGTGGAAAGTTTTCGTACCTTGGCCGCTAAAGACGCTTATGCAGCCTGGGGAGGTTATCGAGCTGGGCAGGACAGCAAGGCGATTATCTATCATAAAGAGTTTGGCGAGATCGAGCGGCACACTATTAACTTGCAGATGGTCTAACAGTAGTGATACCATAGCATTGTAGGTCGCTCCTCCTACGCTAGCCCGACTAGGTTTCCTCCTTGCCTAGTCGGGCTTTTTTATGCCCTGGCATGTCCATATATCGGCTTTTTCTATACATATTCCCGCGAACATATCGAAAAGTTGAATTGATTACTTGCAAGTGGTGTCTATACTTGGTTTATCAACTAACAAAGAGGAGCAACAATAATGAAACCGACACAAGAGCAACTAAACGATCCAGCATGGTGGGAGCAAGCAAAGGATGGGTTTGATTACTGCTATTACATCAAAGACGAATCAGATTATGCCTTCACAGAAGGGATTTTCGAGTCAGCCGGATTTGAGCTACTAGCCAAACGTCCAACCAAGGCAGCATTTGTGCCGGAGGTGGGTGTTGAGTGTGAGGGCTTTACTACTGATCTTGCAGGTCTCTGGAAATGGCGAAAAGTGGAACCACTAAAAGAGACAACTGCTGGCGAGTTTGCTTGCTTGGTTGCAGGCAGGAGCCTTCGCTTTGTCGATCAATTCCGCCCAATCAAATCAGAGCGTGATTTGTTTGTTGAAGCCGCTCAATTGGCCGCAGACACTACGCAATCAACTGTATTTGGCAAGCTGTACGACGCTGGCTGCCGCTTTGTGGAGACCGACAAATGAAATTAGAACTACGCAGAAACGACACAGAAATAATTACACTAATGGACCAGGGCGGCTTATACCCGCCAACGGGCGAAGAGTACGCGCTGGCAATGCGGCTGATTGCCAATGCGATTGAATTTGCCAGCAATACATACGATCTCATGCCAAGCCTGCTGTACGTTACGCTAAACGGGCAGGATGTGCCCAGCACGATCGACACGCCAGAAGAGCTTGAGCACTGGTATTTAATGGAGTTTGGATTGTGAGTTATCAGCAGGCACACGAAGAGCAATGGGAATGCTGCGCTACTGAGTGCGACAACATCGGCGACAGGGTTGTGAGAAACCCTATAACTGGCCAAAGTATCACTGTTTGCAGCGATCATTACAGCGAGCTTTTAGACAGACTTGAGGAGGACTGCTCTTGGCTAGGCTAGCCTTGCTTTGCCTGTCATTCGTAGTCTGGCTTGCAGTGCTTAGCCGAATCGAGCAGCCACCAGCGGAACCAGGCAGGCCGGAGTTGCACCCAAAGTATGACGCGCGCGCACAACTTAAAAACGCTTGCACGGCGTACCTAAAGCGTGTAGATTTAGAAGATTCACAAACAACAGAGAAGGAGTGATATTATGAGTAACAGGTTTATGTCATTTTTTTATGCGGTGCTTGCAGCATTCGTATGCTTCACGGACGGCTCAGGGATGCTTTTTTGTACATTCTTGTTAATTTCCGCTATCTATGGGGCGGTTAGCAATTTAAAGCGCGACCTACTAGGTCAATGACTATCGAGTGACGCGCAACATACGTGATCATCCTGGGCATTATGGTGCGCCAGCAAACTAGAGATTAATTAAAGAGGTGATTTATGCCAGATATGGAACGAATAACTGATCAGCTGAGGGTTGATATGGCGGAAATGGGGCATAAGGCGAAAGGCAAAAGTGCTGATTACTGGGATGGTTACAGGAATGGTAAAAGCCTCGCTAGATGGGAAGTGGCAATAGCGTTCGCCATTGTTTGTTTCGGCATTGCTGCAATTGGCAATTTTTACGCATAACAACACAACCCACGGCGCGTAGCGCAAATACAACAACTGGAGTAAACAATGAAAACGATCAAAATCACGATGGCAACGCTGCTGCTTTTACTAGCTTATTCATTCGTAGCAGAAGACACAGAGGCAAGCCAGTCAATCTACGCAGGCCTTTACACGCAGCACTACCTAAGTAGCGGAGAATACAACGAAGACAACCGTGTTATTCAGTACCAATACAACGATGAAGGGGTGTTCTACAGTGCAGCTACGTTCAACAACTCGCACAGCATACGCTCCTACCAGGGAGGCGTTGGGCGATACTGGCAGAGCGGACAAAGCGAACTGGGCGCAGCCATTAGCCTTATTTATGGCTACAAGGGGCACATACGGACCATTGGGCATGGCTTGATTGTCGCCCCTGGCGTTTATTACGAGTACAAATTAAACTCAGTAATAGGCGTAAAGATGATTGTTATGCCTGCTGTTTATAATATTGGGTTTAATTATGCTTTTTAAGGAGAGATAGAGTGATTGAATATAAGAACTGCCATAGTTGTAACAATGTTGGATGGTATGCCGTACATGGCCCCGGTGGAGAGCCTGAGCAGGAGCAATGCGAGTTTTGCTATACAGTTGAAAACAGCATTTTTAATGTTATTTCTCATCTTGAACAACAACTAGCCACAGCCAAGCAAGAAGCCACGGCGTACCGCATTAGCTTGGAGAATCTTGAGGCTAGTCTGCCAAAGGTGCGGGCGGATGCTGTGAATGACTTTTCTAATAATATGCAAGAGCTAGTAGCTGGGGCACATGCAGAAGGCGATGTCGCCTTAAGAATGATGCTAGAGTTTTCTATTAGAATGGCAAATGCTTACACAACTACACTGGAGCAAGGCGCTGATTGAGCATTTAGACTAACCCTAGCAGTAGTGGTACAATCAGGGCATTTATAGGAGACTATTATGCCCTTTCAACCAGGTAATCAGCTCTACCAGCTGCGAGAAAAAGACCAAGGTACACGCCCGTTTATATTTGAATTCCCTGAGGAACTAATCAGGGAGTTCAACAAGTACGCAAAACACAAGCACGAAAATCCCGAGCGCATCCATACGCCTACCGCGTCAGATCCCACTCTACACACCGAAAAATATCTACCGCTAACCATGCAAGGCTTTGCTGCGTACCTAGGAATTGCTAGGCAGACGCTGACAGCATGGTCAAAGGACGGCCATCACTTGGCAGAAGCCGTAAACAAGATCAAAACCGTGTGCGAGGCGAGCCAGCTGGAAGGTGCCATGATTGGCAAATACAACGCGCCGATTGTAATCCGCAATCTAGGCCTAGGGGATAAAGTCGATCACACTAGCTCTGATGGCTCATTAAAAGCACCCAGCAAAATCGAGCTTATAGCACCGAAGATGGACAATGACGACAGCACAGATTGAGCTACCGCCCAAGTTGATCCCTGTTTTCAGTGGCAAGGCGCCGGTAAGGGGAGCTCATGGCGGCAGGGGTAGCGGGAAAACTCGCAGCTTTGCGCTTATGGCTGGGATTCGTGGCTACATGCTCGCGAGCGAAGGCATTAGCGGCGTTATCTTATGCGGCCGTGAGTATATGAACTCGCTGGCGGATTCATCCATGGAGGAGATAAAACAAGCCATCAAAGAAACGCCTTGGCTAGAAGCTCAATACGATATTGGCGAGAACTACATTAGAACCAAGTGCAAGCGAGTCTCGTTTGTGTTCGCTGGCCTTCGCCATAACTTGGACAGCATCAAATCAAAGGCCCGTATACTATTGGCCTGGGTGGACGAGGCGGAGTCTGTTAGTGACGTTGCATGGTCCAAGCTGATTCCAACTATTCGAGGCATTGAAGACGCCGAGCTTTGGGTGACGTGGAACCCAGAGAAAAAAGAAAGCCCGACAGATATTCGATTCAGGCGGAAAGTTGCTGCTGATGCAAAAATAGTGGAGATGAACTATAGCGATAATCCGTGGTTCCCAAAGGTGCTAGAGCGTGCCCGCCTAGAAGACAAACGCATCATGAACGAGTCGGACTATCGCTGGATATGGGAAGGCGCATATCATGAGCATTCGGACTCGCAAATATTCGCGAACAAGTATCGCGTCGCTGATTTCACGCCGCAGCCGGATTGGGATGGACCCTACAACGGCTTGGATTTTGGCTTTGCTCAAGATCCAACGGCTGCCGTTAAATGCTGGG